AAAGTATGACCTTAGATGTAGCCAACGCAGATGGGGAAGAAACATTTGTTTATTATGATAAAGCGACAGAAAACTTTGGGTATTATTTTAATCATCCACAAATAGCCTCAAGAATCAACTCACTCTGTACCTGGGCTTTTGGGCAAGGGTATGAAGTGCAAAACCCTAGAAACAAAGCAATATTAGACCACGTCTCTGGAAATGGAAAAGAAACTTTTGGTCAGATAGTCTGGAATCATGCGGCAGTGAAACTAATGAATGGGGATTCTTTTATGGAGATAAAAAAACAAAAAGGTGTTCTTGTTAATTTAATTAACATATCTCCAGAAAGGGTTAAATCTGTTTGGAAAGGATCAAGGATTGTTAGGTATGAGATTTGGGATGGTGGTAAGTGGGTTAAGAAGAATTTAAGAGAAATTTTCCATTCATTTAACAAAAAAATAGGGGATAGCAATAAAGGGACTTCACAAGTACAAGCAAACAAGAACGTTAATGATGCTATGATTGAGGCTTTTGAAGATGAAAGGGTTATTAAACATAGAGATAAGGCTTTAGGAGTTGTTTATTATAAAACTAACAATGCGGGGAAGATTTCTTATGCAAACACTCAGATACAGAACGCTGTTAAAAATGGGGAGATGGTGGGACTTCCAGAGGACACAGCCAAGATTGAACCATACCCAAGTAAATCAAGCGAGGACAGACAGAACTGGCTTACTTATGTTGAAGGTTTAGGATATAATACAAGCGGAGTTCCTAGAAGTATAGTCACAAGCGATGGAACGTCAGAAGTTGGGGGAATTAACGGACACCTTATATTCCAACCTATACATGGAAAAGAACAGCTAGACATGGAAAATGACTTTTGGAATCAATTAGCGATCAAGATTAAATTTACTAGACCTCAGAGTTTAGCCCCACAAGTACAAGAAAACCAAGAGAAGAACACTGGACAGACAACAATACAACCATCGGAGGCAGAACCTAAACTTAACAGATAAAATGCCGCAGAAAAATTTACAATGATATTACCACTTTTACAATCACAAGATTCAACGGGGAATCAAAGTGAAAGAAGCCCAGAATTACAGAAGCAGTTAGATTGTAAGGCGAAGGGGGGGAAATGGGATGCCTTAAATAAAGTTTGTATAATGCCGAAAGAAGAAGCTGAAGCAACTAAAGAAAAAAACGATGCTGTAACTAAGAGGATAGAAAAAAACGATGCTGTAACTAAGAGGATAGTTCAAGCAACGGGGGAAGATATAACTGATCTTTCGAGAGAAGAAAGATCAAGGAGACTAAGAGAATCAAGAGGGCTAACAGAGGATTTTGAATTGAATCCTGAACCCGTTCACGACTCCACCGAAATGGGGACTTTTACGGATGTAGAAACGGGAAGATTATCGGGAAGAATTAAAGGAGACAAATCAATATTAGGTCTGCCTCCAGAGGAAGTCACACGCCAACTTACAAAGGAAGCAGATAAACGAGAGTTACCCATAGGAGGTCAGGCTGAGACAGTCTTAGAAAGACAACGTCAGGCATTACAAGCCGCAGGAATTTCAGTAGCACAACTAGGGGGAGGTGTCTCACAAGATATTTTAGATGAATTGATAGGAGGAATAACAGTCGAAGATGCAAGTCTTTGGAAGGCTTTTAAATCTTCCCTGCCAGATGCAGTAATAGACACAATAGGGGGCGGTTTAAATTGGGCTTCAGTAGGGGCTGGTGTGGGTGGAACTGTGGGGGGAGTTGTAACCAAAAACCCCGCTGGGATTGCCGCTGGTGCGAGGAGTGGTGCATGGACAGCCGCAAAATTCGGGGCATTTGTGTCTGGAATTAAAAGTGTTTTGAGCAATGTCGTAAGTGATTATGAAAGACAGCAGTCGGAGATAATAGAAACTCCTATAAGGTCTCTTTCTGAAACGAAACCCCGTATAAATGATATAATAAATAATCAAAATGCAAACCCTTATGAGTTAGAAGCCAATAGAGAAAAGTTTTGGACTATGATTCATTTTTTAGATTTAGAGTGGGAGAGACTAAAAGAAACAACTGACGATCCTCAAAATGATTTTTTAGGCGATCAAGGAATAAATCAATTACAAGAGTATGAGGTGTTTAATATAAAGAATGGGGAGAGACAAGGTATGATAGATGACTGGAATCTGGCTGTATTAAACCCCGATCCTGCAAGAATAAGACCAACAACAATAACACTTAAAGAACTAGACGAATGGATAGCAGAGAATTCAAAATGAGAAAAACTAAACAAGAACATAAGCCGATTATAGAAACTATAATCAATACCGCCGCTTTAGCTATGACCGCCGCAGGTACAACTTTCGTTTTAAATAGAGATTATTACGGATTTGTATTAATTCTATTCGGGGCTGGGTTAGAGTTCTTGAAATACTATGGCAGAAGTAAGAAGCTATACTAAGATTTATAAACCTAAGAGAATTATTTCCTTTATGAAAGATGAAGAAGTTAATAAATCTAATGTGCCAGAGGAAGGTAATGAGGAAGATGTTACTAAGAATGTATCCATTGTTGATGAAGCTAGAGCGATTCGTGACGAAATTAAAAAAGAACGTGAGTCTCTTAAAGAAGAAAACGACAGAAAACAAAAGTTACAAGCGGAAGAATTACTAGGATCGAGTGCGGGGGGAAGAATTGAGCCAAAAGTTATTCCGCCAGAAGATATTAAAAAGGCTCAAGCCAAAGAGTTTTTTAAAGGTACAGAATTGGAAAGGGCAATCGAGAAATTATGAACAAAGAAGAATGGACAGAGGGGCTTAAAAAACTTAAAGCAATACTGGAAGATGCAAAAGACACTTATAAGAAGGCTTCAAAAGATATAGAGGAGTTAAACTTTACAATCTCATGCTACAAAAACCAAATTTCTAAAATGAAGGATTAGGGAAAACATTTAAATAGTTATTTGTAGTGTATAAATTATGGCAGATGAAGCAGTATGTATTGAAACACCCACAAGGTTCGCTAGATATACAGTAGCCGACGGAACGGGTATACCTATTGGGACAATGTTAAAACTTACTGATAATAATACTGCCATAGCTCATTCTGGAGATGGAGACGCTTTTGCAGGTATTGCATGGGAAGAAAAAACAGCAAGTGATGGAATAACTGAAATTGTAGCCGCTTTAAACGGAGTATGGGATTTAACAGATGGAGGGGCAACATCCTCTACTGGAGAATTACAGGCTTTAGATGGTACAGCAAACGAGGTTCGGTTAGCGGTGGAAGCAGACATAATAACGGGCTCAGTTGTAGGTAAGGCTTTAGAAACAGCTGGGGCAAATGAAGTCTTTAGAGTAAGGGTAGGTGAGTGGTAAATGGCTGATACTGACAGAGAAGCAGATTTAAGAAAAGAGTTTATTGATACGGCTGTTAAGGCAGTTGTTAAAGAAGAAGAAAAATGGAAATCATTATGTGCGATTGATACCTCTAGTGCATGGACAGAATCATATTTTAGGGAAACAAATGACGATACGACAGACGGAGGAACTGGATCGCCAATAAGAGGAGTTCCACAATATGCACCATTCCCGTTCTTTGATGTTACTGAGACAAAGGTTAGTTCAGTTATTCAAAAATACGCAGGGGAAAGTATAATTTCTTTAGAAGCTCAACAAAACGCAACAGTTCCTATGTTACAAAGAAAGATTTATAGACTGGGGAGAAAGATTGTTTATCAAGTGGATGTAGCTATTGAGGCGGGGGTTAATGCAGATGCAGGTAACACAGTAGCAATAGCCGCAGGTAATGAGTGGGACAGTGCAACAGTAGCAAATAGAGACCCAGTTAAAGATATACTTGATGCAGTTCAAACTTTAAGAGCAGATGGAATTGATGCCCTTTCAGGAAATGGCTACTTAGTTGTTAATGGAACTGACTATACAAACATAATCTCAAATACTAAAATCTTAAACCATCCAACGTATGAAAGCGGAGTGATGGGCAACGGACAACAAGGTAGGATTTTAGGTTTGACAATAGTCGTCTCTGAAACAGTAACAGCGGATCAAGCCTATGTTCTAGTAGCAAGGCAGGGTATGGTTTGGAAACAAGCAGAACCCTTAAAAGTTAAGACTATTGTAGATGAAGGAAAATCCACAACTATTAGAGCATGGGAAAGGGGAGTTTTTCAACTCCAAGCACCCAATGAAGTATGTGAGATTACAAACACCCGAGCATAAAATGACAAATGAAGGAAGATTACAACGGGGAAAGGCTAATTATGAAGCAGGCAAATTCTTAGATAATGCAGAAACTGTTGAGTATGCAAATACTATAAAGGCAGAGAAACCTAAGGAGGGAAAAAATGCCAAATCCAAGTCAGGATGAATTATACCCTAAGAGTTTAGTTTTGCCTCATGTTACAACAACAGTTAGAAATACACTTTTGGCAGATGTTGGGACTTTAATCTGGAATACTACTACTTCAAAGATCAATGTTTGTAAAGCAAAGGCAGCAGCAGCAGCAAGTTGGGAGGCTGTAACATCTGTGCAGGAATCATAATGACTGAAGAAGAAACTAAAGAAGAAGCTGAAGAAGAAGCTGAAGAAGAAGCTGAAGAAGAATAATGGCAGCGGGAGATTTAACGGTAACAATAGTAGGAAATTATGCAAGTTTAGCTTTAGCAGTTGCGGCTATGACCGTAGGAAATGATGCAACAGTATATGATAAACATTTATTAGTACCTACTGGCGGGGCTAGTTTTGCAGTTCTGAAATATGCAAGAGCGGCTTCATAGATACTTTTATTAATTCTGATTAATTATTAACAAGATGGCGAAAAATCCATTAATTAGAAGAAACCCTAAGATGACTGGCAAGACAACAGGCGGTCATAAGTCGGCGGGTATTTTAGACGATTATGCGATTAGAAAGAACATGGCAACTAAGGAGGGGACTATTGAGAAAGTTCCCGTCAATGATAATGATCTAGTTAATAAAAAGTATGTGGATGACAATGCTGGGACTGGGCTTTGGGAAGTTGACGGAACTGAGACACAGCTGATAATAGCTGACGAGATTGACATGCAGACTAAAAAGATCATTAATGTAACAAATCCAACAGATGCCCAAGATGCAGCCACTAAAGATTATGCCGATTCTCTAAGCACAAGTCCAGCGGGATCAGATACCTATGTTCAATTTAATGATGGAGGTTCTTTTGGGGGGGATTCAGGATTTAAATTTAATAATAGCACAAACGCTTTATCTGTTCATGGAAATATAAACGGAGGAACAAACGCCGCAGACGATTTGAATATTCTGGCAAATAGCAACGCATCCCCTGATGGAGATATAATATTTACAGATTATAATAATATCTTATTTCAAGATAAAAGCGGAAATAATCAAATAACTTTTTCAGAAGATGGGGCAACAGTTTTTAATGAGGAGGGTAATGATGTAGATTTTAGAATAGAAAGCACGAGCAAAGAAAACGCCTTTTTTATAGAAGGAAGTTCAGGCAAGGCAGGATTTAGGACAGGAACGCCAGAATCAGAATTTCATTTTAAGGCAGGGGATAGCGGAAAATCGGGGAGTAGCACAAGTTTATTCATAGAGAATGATGGAAGCCATCCGTCTTATTATGTTTTAAAAGTAGCATCTGGAGGAGATAACGACAGCTTTAATATACAAAATACTGGGAATATTGGAATGAGTGTAGCTGATCCACAAAAAAAACTGGATATAGATGGGGATGTTCAAATAACCCCAGATTCTTCTTTCACATGGTCCAGTTATTGCTCCATAACAACAACCGCAAACTCAACAGCCTCAACCTCAACGAGAGATATTTTCGACGAAGATAATTATAGCGCTTATACTTCTGACGCAAATGTAACAGCGAGTGGTCTTGTTTATACTCAAAGTGATGGGCGCTTTACATTCACAAACGCAGGAATTTATTTAATAACTATTTCTTTAAACCTACAAATTAGTAGCCCCGACGAAATTGACATAATCTTAAAAAAGAATGGGACAGCATTTTATGAACATGACACCTACATACATAGTGCAGTTGATCCAGTATTTAGAACTATCACATTAATCAAGTCAATGGATGCGGCGGATTATCTTAATGTTTTTGTAGGTTCTTCGGACGGAGTGGATTCGGTAACTTTCCATAGTGGATGCTCATGCACGATCAACAGAATAGCTTAATTAGAAGGAGGTTAAAAAATGACAGAATTTAAAATAGAATATAAGAGGAAAGAAATAATAAAAGAAAACAAACTGCAAGAAAGGATAACTCAACTTAACAGCGTCGGAGTAACAAGAATAAACATAACACCTATAAAAGAAGAAGAAGAAATATAAACGATACATTTATATAGTGTATTTGTTTCTGTTTGTCATGGATAAAGAGATAGTTAGTAATTGTTGTAAAGCCACATTTGTATATCCTGGATGGTCTGATAGTGATATTTGTAGTGAATGTCATGAACATGCAGATATAATGGAGAAAGCCCATGAGTTTGATGATGGTGCTTTTGAAGCTTGGGCGTCTGAAAATTTAACAGAATTAAGCAAATCATTTATTGAGGATAATTGGGATGATTGGGAAAACTTTTGCAAAGAACAATGGAACGAGGCGAACGAATGATGGGAGAAGGAATAACTTTCGAGTTTATTGTAGAGAATTGTGATACTATCGGCGATTTAATTAAATTAATGGAGGTTAATAAATGATATGTGATTTCTGCAGATGTAGAATCGAGTTTTTAAAGCCCTATTATGATGATGTGGGGATGGATATTCCACATTGTTGTAGCCAAGAGTGTTTGCAACAAGAAAAGAAGAAGATAAAATGATAACTGGAATAATCCAAGATAAGACTGAGAGCACTGGCGGAGAAGGTGCGAAGTCATGGAGGAGGTATGCTTTTAAGATAGATGATAAGACTTACTCCACATTTAGTGAAACTATTGGCGAGAAGTTTAAAAAAGGGGATAATGTGACTATAACTGGAGTTCAAGAAGGTCAATACTGGAACATGAAAACAATGGTTTACGCTCAAGGAGAGGCTGAAGTGCCTATTGTCAAAGTGGGTTCAAATAATCCTAGTACGGACAATAAAATTACTCGTATGGCTTGTTTAAAGGCGGCTGTGAGGTTTTATAGACGTGCTGAGGACATAACAGCGGAGGAAGTGATGGTTTTAGCTAAAGGCTTTGAGGATTGGGTGAATAGAGAATGAATAACATAGAGGTTATGTTTCTCATGTGGTTAATTGTCTTAACATTTTATCAATTTATAAACTGGGTAATGAGTAAGGCTAATGGGAACTGAGAGAAGCAGAAGGGAGAAGATTGACTGGTTAATTAGACACCTTGAAACCTTACATTCTCGTAAGGAAAAAGCCATTATGGATTCTTTTTTGGCTTTATTCGCTATTAATTGCGGCTCAACTCGTCAAACTGGAAGGCAGATATTAAAAGATTTAGAAACCATAGGCACGATTAAGATTGATGTAGATGAGGTTAGTCTCATTAAATAATAGTTCATTGGGGAGGGGGACACACCACTTTTGTTACTAAATTCTCACCCTTCCCGCTTATAATCATAATGGAAGAAGATAAAACAGAAACAAAAAAAGAAATTGCACAAGGACTTAATGTAGATGCATCAGGACAAGTCAAGGGAGAAGCCAATAAAAATGAGGTTGGTCAAAGTGCATCC